CATGAAATTAGAAACTGGTTTGGAATTTAAGGAGGAAAAGTAATGGTAAGAGACACAGATGCATTTGTTGGGCTTGGCAATAAATTAGTTGCCAATGCTGACAAGGCACAAGCAAATGATTTACTAACTGAAATGAATGTTGCTAGTTTGTCAGGCCATCACTCAATCATCTGGAACAAGTCTGGAATTAGTGTCGGCGTTATCAACACACTATCAGAAGAAGATATTTCAGTTAGCAAGTGTCCTGGTGGCGGCTATGTCATTGACTGGCAAGAAGCATTAGAAATGGAGGAGTGATCATGCAAAAAGTATCAATTTTACCACTACACGAGTGGAAACGAGCACAAAAAAAGCCATCGCTAGTATTGGCTAACGATGGACTAATGGAAGAGATAATTAGAACCAACATCTACTCTATTCCAAAGCAGTCTTGTTTGCAAGTGCTAAGAAAGCGAGGACGGTAGTTATGGAAGAAATCGTGAACAATCACATCAAGTTTCTAAAGCATGTTATCAACAGCATTTGGATCAGTGATGGGGAATCGCTAGCCAAGTTGTACAAGATGTTGGATAAGAGTGAAACAGAATTAAACGAATTACGGGGGTTAATTTGATGATCGATGAATTGCTTAAAGAAGAGCTAAAAACGGTTAATGATCGTGAACAAGAAGGCTTTAAAATTAATTCGCTACAGTCTGCTGACTGGGCGATGCGTAAGTTACAAGCAATCGAGAAACATGATCAGGAAGTCAAAGAAGCAGCACAAGCAGATATCGATCAAACAATTGCTTGGCGGGATCGTAAACTTACTGAAAATGAATCTAGTCGAGAATATTTCCATGGATTGCTGAAGGATTATCTATATCGTGAACGTCAGCATGACAGTAAATTCAAAATCGATACTCCACATGGGAAAGTCACGACTCGTAAGACACCGGCAGGTCTGAATTATGATGAAACAACGGTACTAAAGTCATTACGAGACCAAGGAATTAAAGAACTTATTAAAACCAAGGAAACCATCAAAAAAACTGATTTAAAGAAGTCCGGAACGATTATTAATGGAAAATTCGTGCTTGAAGATGGACAGATTGTTGATGGTGTAACTGAGAAGCCAGCCAGTGAATCCGTTAAGTTTAGTTTGTAGGAGGCAAAATGAAGTTTTATGCGGACGGAAACATTCCGGTGATACCCAATATGTACTTCATATATGGTGATGGTGGTACCGGTAAGACCAGTGTAGTGAAACAGTTTGTAGGTCACAAGTTGTTGTTCAGCTTCGACATGTCAAGTAATGTCTTGATCGGTGATAAGGACGTCGATGTTATTATCTTTGAACATCGTGATATGCCGAATATCCAGGCCATGGTTGAACAATATGTCATGCAAGGAATTTCAGATACTAAGTATCAGGTGATTGTATTAGACAATATCACAGCACTTCAAAACTTGGTATTAGAAAATATTGATAATGCTGCTAAGGACAATCGTCAGAATTACCAAAAATTACAATTGTGGTTTAGAGATCTCGGTACGATTTTGAAAGAAAGTGGCAAGTCTGTATATGCTACTGCTCATCAACTTGACAATGGTTCATCAGGTATTAGTGGTGAAGGTAGATACCAAGCTGACATGAACGAAAAGACGTTCAATGCGTTTACTAGTATGTTTGACCTTGTTGGCCGGATCTATTTGACGGGTGGCGAACGCATGATTGATTTAGATCCCGAAAAGGGGAATCACGCCAAGAACCGAATTGATAATCGCAAATTGATTAAAGCAAATGAACTAATTCAAATAACTAAAGGAGCAAAATAAAATGGCACTTTTTACAGTAGATTCAAATAACACTTTCGGACAAACTGTCGAAGAAGCAGGTAAATATAATGTGGTTATCGCGTCTAGTTCACAATACACGAAAACCAAAGAGGCTGGTAAGCCCATGGCAATTTTTGACTATGAGGTTTTAGACGGCCCATACAAAGGTGGCCTAATCCGGTTTGACAATGAGGTCTGGGACAGTACTTCGGAGGACAAAGCTAAGTTATCCGCTAAACGCTTTAACACCATTGCAGTAGCTTTAGGTGCAAGTAATGGCACAGCATTTGATTCAATTGAACAGTTTGTCAGTCAAGCAGTAGGGCATCAATTGGCAATCACGGTTGATTGGGATACTGGTTCAAACGGAAAAGCCTATTTAGCGGTTAAAAGCTACGAGCCGTTTATGCAGGATGGCAGCAAACCGAATGGTGTTAAGCGGCCAGCAGGCAGTAGCAATACAGGAAATAGTGGCTTTGGCAATCACAAAAGCACAAGTGGTGGTTTTGGCACGACGACTAATAGCCAACAGGGGAATGGATTCAGCACTCCAGCAAGTAGTAATGCTGGTAATACGCAAGCCCCAGGATATAGTAGTCAATCAGCTAATAGTTACCATGGCGGTGGTTTTCCCCCAATTCCAGACGGATCGCCCTTCTAATTTAAACTGGTTATTAAACAAAGCTTCCAAACATTGGGGTGACTAGATGCAACAGTCACGAGCGCAGTTAATTGAGCAGGATGGCCAATACTATTTGGTTACACGGTTAGATAAGAAACCTAATTTAGACCATATAGAGACCGTTAGCGGCTCCCACAGCCAATTCTATGTGGATTGGGAAATAGCTGACACACGTAAAGCTAGGCCGCAACAACGACGCTTGTTCTTCGCGTTGCTTAGTGACATCTATACGTGGTCAGGTATGCCGACAGACTTCTTGAAAAACTTGTTTTATTTGCAGTATGAGTCATACACGTTTGGCAAGCAGATTAGCCTGTCAGACACCACAGAATCGTCTGTGAGCGACGCTAACCAGTTACTCGACCTAGTTATCGACTTCATGTTTGAGTGGCACGTGCCGTTCAAGGCAGGCTATAAGCTATTGCCGCGTGAGCAAGAATATTATCTGTTTCAATGTTGCCGTCATCGAGTTTGCATGATCTGTGGTAATCGTGCTGATATCCATCATGTAGACGTTATCGGATCTGGCTTGAACAGAACACACGTTGACCACACCAAACGGCACGTTATGGCATTGTGTCGAGTCCATCACAGCGAGATTGAGCAAATTGGCTCCGTGGCATTTAGTGCAAAATACCACGTTCCAGTAGATGGCATAAAAGTAGATAAAGAAACATTAAAACGAATTGGCTTGAAAGGAAAATACAGCAGTGACTAATACACCGGGTGGGTGGAATGCCCACTATATGATTGAGGTGATATGGATGAGAAGCCTACTTATTGATGAACCACCACTACAAGTATTGCCATCGTTGGCGATTAGTTTAAATAGCGCTGACAAGGCATTGATCCTTCAACAAATTCATTATTGGCTGAATAGGTCTAATAACGTAAGAGATGGATTCAGGTGGATTTATAATAGCGCAGCAAAATGGCATGAGCAGTTTCCATGGCTGTCAGAAAAAACCATTCAGCGCTATTTAAAAGACCTTGAAAAGCGTGGATTATTAATCACTGGTAATTATAACAAGGCGAAATTTGACCGTACAAAGTGGTACAGAATCGATTATGACGCATTAGACAATTTGGGGTCAGCATTGGGACTGACAGTACCAACGATAGGGACTGAGCGTCCCAATGGAATGGGACTGACAGTACCCACCAATACCAATAGACTACCAGAGACTACTACAGAGACTACAAATAATAAACGTCCCAACTCAAAAACCGAGTATGGACCCGATGATCCACCCTACAAAGTAGCAGTCCATTTGTTGACCAGAATTAAACAACGGCAACCTGACTTCAAAGAACCAAACTTACAGAAATGGGCTAATGATATTCGATTGGCACACGAACGTGATCATCGTGATTATGAAAAATTAGATTGGCTAGTAGATTGGTCACAGGATAATTCATTCTGGCAAGCAAACATTTTATCGGCAGGGAAGTTACGCAAGCAGTATGACACGCTCATGGGTCAGGCTAAACGGGATCACCCGACTAATGTTGCACCACAAACACGAGAGGACTGGTTTGGCTAATGGAAAATGTAACGAAGTTATTCAATCAATCCACGATTCAGAAGGTAGTAGCGGCTAGAGGAATTGATACAACTAAGTTGCCAACCAAAGAAGAATTGGATCGTCAAACGATTGATAGAGCGAATGCGGTCGTAATTGCTAACCGAAAACGGTATTACTATCGCATGTCAGTCTGGTCTGGAGGCGTGCCACTACGATTTAGCTTTAATGATTGGCAGGTTGATAAACAGCCTAATCAAGCTAAAGCTAGAGAGCTTGGCAATCAGGCATTTAAGTTAGCTAGGCAATTAGAGACTAACCAGCTCAACGTAGCGCTTGCAGGCGGACCCGGTGTTGGCAAAACGTCATTAGCACTGGCAATTATGTATCAGCTAATGAGCGTAGGACAAACAGCGATGTTTGTTTCAACAGCTGAGTTGCTACGGCTGGTCAACGAGAAATACGAAGCACCGGACGTACGTCAACGGTTACTATACGTTTTAAAAGACATGCAAAACGTTGATGTTTTAGTTTTAGACGACTTTGGTACTGAAGGCGGTAAACCAACCGAAAAAGGATTCTACAAGCCAGTGCACAAAGATTTGCAGACGCTGATGTATCAAGTAGCGAATGCACGTTGCGATTTTGATCATAACGAAGTCAAACATATAACCATCATTACGACTAACAACACACGTAAGCAATTAGAAAGTATGTATGATGGCAAAACAATCGATCGCTTATATACCAAGGATAATAGCTGTCAATTGCTGTTTGACAACATGGAAGGAGTCAGAAGTGTATGAGTTGTGAATTATGTCATGGTAGTAAAGTCGTTCAACAACCACTTGGGAGTTATGGTTTCACATTTGACCCATGTCCTAACTGTGTGAATAATAAACATAAACAATATGAACAAGA